TATATTTTTCTAACAACTCATATATTATGGCTTGAAATTCACTTATTGCTTTATCTTCAGATTCTAAATCTTTTTTAAGTAAATTAAAAGCCCTACTAACCAAATCTTCTGCTTGTCCTATTGAAAAATTAGGATTTGGATATTCTTCATCTATTTTTCTAATCTCGTCTTTCCATGTCATATTAATCACCTTCTTCCAAATCATCTATGATTTTCTGAATGTCAATTATCGCCTTATCTATTACATTGATTCTTCGCCCAATTTCGCTTATGGATAAGGGGTCGTTTGGCCTGTCTATCGGGCCGGAGACTAAAATTTTCCATCGGTAACCAAGACCTTTTTCTGCCTCACGCCCTGCATCTCTTGATTCCCTCAATAAGTTAATCATTGATTTGTATTCAATCGGCATTGGTGCTTTTCTAATCTCGTCTTTCCATGTCATATTTCTCACCTTAGTAACTTCCCTGCCATAATATCATGCCACTTATTTCAAATTTAGAAGGGTCAGTTTGCCCTTTCATATCAATCTCTACATCTATCTGTGCCGGATTAAGTTTTTCACTCTGTCCGGAAATAGTATCGTCTTCAAATGAAGAAGAATCAACCTCAATTTCAAAAGTTTCGTATATTTCGCCTTCACTATCATCAAAAATTAAGTCAAAGGCTATGCTAGTAGCAAAACTATATACTCCTTTAATTCCCCAATGTCTAACATCTGCTTCAAACATACCTTCAACTGTTGCTAGGCCTACGCTAACATCTACTGTATCAAAATCATCGTAGCCTTCTTCCTTATAATTGTGGATTAATTCTTCGGGTTTGTTTTTTAGACTGTCTAAACTAACCTCTATTTCCTTCCAAGTAATATTGTAGTCTGACTTACGCAAATCAGACTTTAGAAGATTCTTCCACATTTTAATTTCTCCTAAAATTTTTCCGGAATTTTTTTCAACCTATTCTTTTAAAATTACCATCTTTGTCAAATTTATATTCGGCATCTGCTCCGACTATTCGCACTCCATCTTCTGTTTCACCTTCGCTAAGGTCTATGTAAAATGCAGAATCTTCGGGAACATAATCTACATGAATTCTATTAAAATTAAATGCGGAGTTTAGAGCAGTTTTCAACCTATCTCTAGTTTCATCATTATAGTCGCTCGCATCAGAAACATGATAATTCAATATCTTCTCTATCATTGGCTCGATTTCTTTAGCAAATTCATCAGTAGTTTTTTGCCTTTCTCTACCATGTTCCTCCATCGCATCTAGCAATTTCTTTCTTTGTTCAGGAGATAGGGATGAAAAATACTTATCTTGTGAATCTGCTGCATATAAATCTTCCAATAATTTTTTGCCGTCTGCTTTCAGTATATCTTTCCACATATAAAAATCCCCCAAAAATTTTCCGTAATTTTTTTCAAGCAGGAACTATTTCAAATTCTGCTACTTTTGTGTCGGGTTCGCCCCTTTGTTGTGCCATTTGCCCAATAGTCCCTTTCATTGGAATATCAGCAGTTGGCCCTGTGCCAAACTCTGTTGCTTGCATAGTCAAATTTTTCTCTATAACAAAATCTTTCAAATGATAAAATGCTTCCGCCTTACCAGAAGAAGTAATAGGACCTCTTCTTCCTCCTTGTTGTAGGCCGACTTCTTTTTCTCCAAATACTTGAGGACTATATCCTGATAATGGGGGTGTCGTCTTAACCGTAAAGCCTTGTTGTTTTAGTATATCTTTCCATGTCATGTTATCATCTCCTTTTTTTCAAAAAATTATGGCGGATTTTTTCAAGCATTTGTTCTAGCCCATCGGGTAAAATCATCAGAAGGCCCTGAAGACATTGTTATCTGAGTAAGGCGGTCAATTTTATTTCCCGTTGCTTGCTCATATCTATCCAATACTTCTCCAAGTTGGCTTTTAGGAATAGTGACATTTTTGGACTTATCCGTAAATCCTCCAAATTCAACACTATCTCCTAAATCCTTAGCATAATTAGTGCTTCCTACTTCCATATTCCTTTCTTGCTTTCTTATTATGTTCTTCCATGTCATGTTATCATATCCTTAATTTTCTCAAAAATTTCCCGTAATTTGTTCGTCACTTGCGCTTTTTTTTATTTTTTTAATTTACTATTCCCAGAATAAGACTTTTAACTTTAGTTTTTTTAATTTTATTTTAAATTCTGCGTTCTTTTGTATTGTTTGTATGGCGCAAAGTAATAATTTAAGTTATTCATACAAGTGGCGTTTAACTTCCTGATGTTAAGAGGCTAAAGTAGCATGGTATTTAGTATTTATTCGTAATTAAGGGGCCGAAAGTCTAACTGCGGGAATTAAACAATCGACTTTTAAAAAAAGATTTTTGATACAAAGCCATATGGTTGTAGGCTTTGATGCAACCTTATATAATGAAATAAACCATATTAAGATATGCGCAAAATCACACAAGAGGCTTGCAATGCGTTTGAATGCCAACTTAATTTCAAAAGAGGAAATACTGAGGTTAAGCGATTTATTAATGATGAAGTGAATATGGAATATAGACTTCATGGAAATTTAATCGCATACAATAACTCAAAGGGAACATTCGTTTCAAATGGTGGTTGGTCTTCAAACACAACTAAGGAAAGGCTAAACGGTTTAACAGGGGTTCACATTCAACAAAAGGAATTTGTATGGTATCTAAATGGCGAGGCTTGGAATGGCGATTGGATAAAGGTAGGAGAGTGATATTATGAGTTTTGCAAATGAATTAAAAATGGTGCATATTACAAGAATTAAGAACAGTGTAATAGACGCTCAAAATAAAAGAATAGAGGAATTAGAGAAGATAGTAAAGGGCTATATTTTTGCTCATGCTCTTATATCAAAGGCCACTGATTAGGGCCCTTCGGGGTTGTCACACAAAGCAAACCATATGGTAGTGGCTTTGTAGTACCCTAAGATGAGAAATCGGGAGCCGTTGCTATATTTCACTAAAGGGGACTACGCTCACTGATGGTTTCTTCCTACCTACTAATTTAACTAGTATTTCATAGGTAATTGTTAATCATTCCGATTTTGCTGTTAGACCTTTGCTACTTTATTGCTCGTTACTCCGTCATTCTCACCGAACCCGAAGTCGCCTAGGATGTTCAACGGGTATTGTGGGTGGAAAAGGAATGGGGACAGATTTGATGACAACAAAAACACAGACAATCTCTGCTAAGAATACAGCCTGTCCCCTTGAAATAGGAGAGAGAAAATCTTTATCTGTTTAAAACAGGATGCGGGGATGACGGTAGTTAAATGCGCAGATAACTACATTAGCCCTTAAGATTTTTTTAATTGCTCCAAACTCTCATGAAGTGTGGTTATACTTCGGGTTCTTCTTCAAGAAAATCCCAAATATCTCTATTTGGGTTATCTTTACTATTCAAGTAAATATCATCTCTATTTTCCCCCTTGTTGTATAACCACATCAAGTGGGAGTCAGTTATGTATCTACTTGTCCACTTGAATATCCTAAGTGGACTGACCGAATGAATAGTAAGGTAGACAAAGCCCTACCATATGGTATGAAATATGATATTGCGAAATGTATTGAGTCATATCTTATGAAAACCTAGGTTGAGGTTTAATTTCATACCAACCATATGGTATTGGCTTTGTAGACCCCACATTTTAAACATGGGGCCGAGCAAAGCAAAACTCGACTAAATCAGCCTTGTGCCTCCTTTTGAGGGGCGGCGTCCTCTTCTATAATTTCGTTTGAGTGGTCATAGTCTCCAATTGTGGAAACTTGGCCATCCCAAACTCCAGCAGAATAGCGAATCATCATTTGCTTATCTGCGTGGTTCATTAAGTATTCTGAGAATTCTTCAGCAGAATCGAAAGTTCGTGGTACTCCCTTAACTATGCGTCCATTGTGGCTGATGTCCATAGAACGGCCACGCTGATTCCAATAAGGTAGCATTTCTTTGGCGAAAGCCAAACATGCCTTGGATAATTTCTTTGATTTGAGGGAATCCCAAGCAACTTGGTTTTCTGCCTCTAGTGTTGGTTGAGAATTGCTCAACTTAGGCGCATCAGGTAGTGCATTGTACTGATTTCTTAGTAGAGTCCAAACTTCATCTACTTCGGTTTCAGTCTTTGCGGCTCTGATAGCCTCAATCATAGGTGGAATTGTTGCACCTAAGAATCCCAAATTTTTTGGGCCTTTTTCTGTCACATACGCTTCAATCGTATTTACTTTGTTTGTTAAACTTGCATTCATCATAATAATCATCTCCAAAAGGTTTGATTGGTCGGTTTGCTTTGCTCGACTAACCTTAGACCTGTGACCGAATAATAAGGTATTGCTACAAAGCCACCAATACCATATGGTTGTATGCTTTGTTATCACCCTACTTAATTGTAAAATAAAAATATGGGCATGAAGTCAGATATACCGGAAGAAGATAAAAGAACGATAGATGCACAGATAGTGAAAACATGTGCATTGCATAAAAGAATGAGCGATGAGGACTTCATACTTATTTTGATGGAAATATGTAAGGGGGCGTTTATTTTAGGACAAAAAAACGCAATTGTGCAAATAGGAGAGGAATTGAAAAAGGGGGTTAGAGTACTATGAATAATAATATTATTGATTGGGAAAGGGTAGTAAAGGATTACAAGAAACAGTATGACGGAGATGAATGGATTCATGAATATGTGGATAGTTTAGTTCCTATTTATTACGGGGACATATTGTACGCCTTTAACGATATGACCTTTGAAATAGCAGAACATCATATCGGCATACCGATATGGGAGGTTATGACTGAATGTATCTATAATGAGTTTTATAATTCATTCATGGAAGCATGGACCCCATTTGAAGAAGAATGATTATCCTCGGTTTTCCCAACCGTTGTAGGCGCATTATTCGCTTCTACGAAAAAGTAAGGCGAAATAATGTGTTTCTGCCCCCTCTAGGGTTTAGGCCCTAGGGGGTGGCTACCACCGGGGTTGCTAAAACAAAGCAAACAACCTAAAACTAATATAATCCCCTCTTTTGAAAAAGGTATATTTTTAATTCTCTGTATATTAATTTAAAGTACACATATGGTTCAATTGGCTCTTATACTATATAGGGAATATAATATGATATATTTTATGGTATAGGATATAACATGTACGGGGTCAGTCTCACGGTTTGGTGATGAGACTGAAAATGAGACTGAAAGGATAGGCTTTCAGTACATCATTTATTATTGTATATTCTCATAATCTCATAATCTCATATCATATATCTCTCTCCCACCCCTATTTCTCTCTATATCTCTCTCTCTTGGGCGATGAGACATGAGACATGAGACTGAAGGGGCAAAGTTGGTCGCAGTGGTGCGTTTCTCTTTGTCTCATGGTTTGTCTCATGGGTGTAAAGTAAAGGATTTTTTACGGGGGGCGAAGTTTTATTGGTAATAAATATGTAAATATTAAAGAGGTTCATATTTGATAAAGGGATTATTTGTCTTATCATTATGTGTGTAATAAATACGGACTTCATGATAAAGGGCTTTATTAGATGGTGCAAAAGTAGGTAAATATGAACTGGGAAGAATTCGTAGAAGTCGTGGAATCGTATGTGGAATTAGAAGCAGAGCAACTTGGCGGTATTGTTCAAGTGGTAGGTCTGTTACTAGATGCAGGTAAGAATAATGAAAAGGAAAGAAAGAATGCTGAAGCGTCTGTTAGGGGCTTGCTAAAGGGTAGAGAGGGTTCTCCCTTTAGACAGGGCGTAAGGACGACTAAGCCTATCTCCGTAAAGGTTAGTATAGACAAAGTAGGTAAGATGGTAGAAGAGGCTTCTATTGTTTATTTTAATATGGTTCCTAGTGGTCTTCACTTGAAGCATGGTAAGAGTGGAGGCGGAGGCTTTGCTAGTGCAGAAGAATATGCTAAGGTTGAAAAAAATAAGGTGATGACAATGCTCCATAGAAGACATACTGATGGTCTGTGGGATGGCACTTTAGAAGGGCTTGGCTATGGAGATAAGAATGGGCTTTTTTCTGAAGAGGAATAAGAATTGAGATAGAAGTGTAACTATTTTTTAACATAATGTTACCGAATAAAGGCCACACCTAGTTATAAGTGGGGAGGGGGTCTAGGGGTATCTTGTCAAGTTTGAAAAATACCCGATGCAATATATTTTGTCATCAATAAACTAGAAATAGGTTTTTCAAAAAGGGCAATTTAACCGAGAGGGTAGGGGTCGAGCAAAGGGGCCGTTTACGACAAAAAATATGCTCCCCCTATCCTCACAGGTGATTCAAATGAAATTCAAGCAGATATATCCTAAGACATATAGACTTCTACAATTAGCAGAAGTTTTGTTAGTAATATATCTAATTAGTTTAATATAATCCAGTCGGTTTATGCAGTAAAAACAACAAAGGGCTTAAGCAAATAGTAGTGCCTCCAAACTATGAAGTTGTTTTCCGACAGGAGGGATTATTATGATAGAATGGATTAAAAGGTTCTTTACCAAGCGTGAGATAAGTAAGTCTGACTTGCCTAAATGTAGTAAGTGTGGTCTTCTATCTACCAAGAAAATAGAGATAAGATTTATACAGGGCGAAAGTGTTTCGTCAATATCGGGCAATTGCTGTGACAGTTGCGAAGATGATTTAAGCAGGGAGTTTAATCCGTTATGGATTCCTCCCTTAGTTTTTAAGGAGAAATAAATATGGAAGAAATAATAGAATATTGTGGATATAAAAATGCCTTTGACTTAATCAAAGACCACTCGAAAGAAGAAGACCTAGCGACCTTGTTAGAGGACTTAGTTAATAGTCCCGAAGATGCAGTTGATTTTGTTAGGGAAGAAGTTGAAAGAATAGCAACCGATATTTTTGATTGGGTAGACCATGAGAAGATAAAGGCTGATGCAGATGAAGAATCCTATCAAAGATATAGGGATGGTGACTAAATGACTAGATATTATCACGCAACACCTAAAGAAAATTTAGAATCAATTCTACGACACGGAATACAGGTAAAGTTCGAAGGAGTATATTGTTCGACAAACGAAAAAACTGCCGCTCGCTGGATTTGTTTTTCAAGAATGGGATGTAAAGAAATCATAACAATACCATTCGACAGACCTCAAGGTGATAAAAGGATGTCATACGGGCAGGACCATTCGCCTATCTTAACTAAATTACTTGGCGTTGATGAAGAAGGCGCATCATTTATTTCGAGCGAAACAATACCGCCTAAAGATATTGATATAGATAACATCATGGTTTGGCAAAACACATTCTATACAAAGGAAGCAGAAATAGCAATGCTCAAGATGGTGAAAAATAATCAAGACTTGTTAATGAAAGCAGGTGCAGAAGAAATGAAGAAAGAAGTAGGAGAGGATGATTGATATGAGCAGGGTAAAAAGATTAGGCGTATTAACTAGACAAGAAGAGAATTGGCTAGATACTTTAGAAAGAAGTTCAATATATACAAGAACCCCTTTTTCTGCTACGGAAGCATCTAGAGCAATAGCGGTGACGCCTAACAAAAAGGGTCACATATTGAAGATGGTCCCTAACCCTAGAAAGATGGCCTACATTCTTAGAAAGAGTCAGAGATATGTTAGGTGGAACAAACCTAAAATCAACAATAAAACTACAGTATATTGGGTGAAAAAATGACTAAATACACAGAAGAAAATATTGGCGATATAGTAACTATTGAAAGAGATAGTGGCACATTAATTGATGAACGAATTGTAATGGTTTATTGTCAAGTTTGTGCGGCTAGATATATTGGCCCCATTAGAGAAGCAGGTGGTTTCTTAGGAGGCCATGAAGTTTTTCACACATGGGAATTTAAAGTAGAAATGGAAACAGCGTTGGAGGCATAAAAATGGCAGAAGTAATATGGACAGAAGGAAGGGGATTGAAGTATGGATTACCCGACCAAGATTGGCCTACTAGAAAACTACTAACAGTTTATCCAACTAAACATGGTTGGAGAGTAATGGTTTGTTGGGGAGATACTTGGGGCCACTTAGTAATTAAAACGGGTGAAGATTTTCACACTTGCTTTAGAGAAGCAATTACTAGGGCGATTAAAGATGGTTGTCCTAAAGAATGGCTACCCGGACCTTTAGACGGAGTTGATTCAGAATGAGTTTAGGAAAAGAGTTTGTACCTAGTCTTAGAAGAAGCGGTAGCGTTGCCATGAAGGTAAATGTTAGACCAATTATTATGAGTAGAAATGAAGCCATTTCTTCTCTAGTAGAAAAGATAGGATGGAGAGGAATTCCATACATTCATAATCTAAACAAGGGTAAAACCAAAGCCCAATTATCTATGGCGGCATCTTATTTGGCCTACTATGATTATTTTGAACATCAGCCACAATCTAGAGAGAATTGTGAAGAATACTACGAAGACCAACTAGAAGTTTGGGATGCTTGTGCTTATTTAATTGACAAGCACTTTCCTGAATTCAATTATTTAAAAGGTGAATGAAATGAATATATTTGCACTATCAGAATGTCCAATAAAATCAGCACAACAAATGCTGGATAAACATGTAGTAAAAATGCCTACTGAAAGTTGTCAGATGTTACACACCAATTCCCTTTATTTTTTATATTGGGAATGCCACGGAAGAGAACCTTCTCTAAAAGAACTGAAGGCCTTCCACAAAGAATCGCATTTTTCATATTTTATGAAACCTGCTATGCTTAACCACCCTAGCACAATTTGGGCTAGACAAAACAAAGCAAATTACATGTGGTTATACAATCATGCCCTTGCCCTCTGTAAAGAATATACTTTCAGATATGGTAAGATTCATGGTACGGAAAAAAGAATCTTGGATAGTTTTACCTTTTCCTATGAAGATGAAGACTTAACTCCGGTGACTATTGCTATGGCTGACCAATACAGAATCCCTAAAGAAAAACACACTTGGGGTTTTGTGATTAAAAGTTATCAGCAGTATTATTTAGAAGGCAAATGGAAATTCGCTTCTTGGAAAAAGAACCGAACTCCTACTTGGTGGCCTAAAGACCAATACAAGAAAATGAAGAATAAGGAAATATTGCGTTTCAATAAATTATGGAATGCTAATTTGGAGATGATTGAATGATTGACACAGACAAATACGAAGGTTGTATTACTGATATGAAAGGCTACGACTTAGCGATATTAACAGAAGAACTACTAGCAGAAGTCAAGCAGTTGCGTGAAGAAGTTAATACTTTGAATGAAATTATTGACACTGAAAGAAAGAAGGTGTATGATATTGCACAGAAACTATTAGAGGTGATTGAATGATTGAATGTTTGCAATGTAAAGGTAGTAACTTCATCAAGAAGTTTTGCCGTGTAACTGAAAGATTCGAATATGATGATTGTTGGGATTGCCTTTCGGAAGAAATGTATGAAGCACATATTCAAGAAAAGATAAGAGTACTCATTAGTAAAGATGAGAAAGTAACAGGATTTACAAGAGATTTGGCTAGGCTATTAATTAGCGAGCCATTGATTTACGAAAATGTATGGAAATACTTGAGGGATTAAAATGGAAATAGAATTTAGAATAATAGACGACGAGGAATTACCACCGGTAATTATTAAGAAGGGCGAAAACGACCAGCCTAAGATATTGATTAACAATTATCATAGGCTTTGGATTTGTCTTAATAGAGGATTGATTAATGGGATATTCGAAGTGTTCCCAAAGAAGGTAACTGAAATATTAGATGCCTATTTGAGAGAACAATATCAATATGAGATTATGGATAGAGGTGATTAAATATGGGATATAGAAGTTATGTATATGTAATTACAGATATAGAAAATAAAGCACTGATAGCCGCACTTAAAGCGGCCACACCGGATGAAGAGGAAGAAGGGATTTTTAAATTTCAGAATCTATCGACATCTAAACCTACGATGAGAGAAGTAATGCTTTTCGAATTTCATGATGTAAAATGGTATGAATCATATGCTGAGGTAGGGGCAATAATGTTAGAAGTAAATAAATTAGAAAGTGATAAAACTAAATGTAATACATTTGGTTATATTGAACTAGGTGAGCATGATGTCGATATAACTCATTTAGGGAGTCCTTGGGATTTTGATATGCACTTGAATAGAAGCGTCGATATGCCTTACTTACATAGAAAGGAGGAATAAATATGGTAGGATTAAATAAGATGGAAAGTAAGTTTGGGAATTGTTCTCAATGCAAAACGAAACAGGCATCAACTAGATGTGATAGATGTAGGGGTGAAACTTGTACCTCTTGTGTTCATATTATAGTTAAGACATTTGGAGAAATAGAAATAAGGCATAATGCCTGTATAACAAATAGAGGTGGACAATAATGGATGAACTATTAATCAAACCTAAGAGAAAATTAGGTACAGGAAGATATGATAAAAAATTAATTGAGAGAATGATTGATTTATCTGTAGCGGATAATTATGAAGATGCCGCAAAAGAATGGATTGCAACCGGTAATGTATATTGGGGAGATATAGAAGTTCCTTCTTGGTGGGAAGATAGAAGGGGTAGTTGCCTCTGTGGGCATAGAGTCGTATATCATTTCGAAGTAGAAAATACTGAGAATGGTGAAATGATTTTAGTTGGCTCAGACCATATCAATTCTTATCATATCCTAAAACAAATTGCGCTTTCTACCGGAATGCAGGAATCTATGATTACAGATGAAATGATAGATGAATGGATGAAAGTAAGAGTCGCTTCTATGATGCAAACTGCTTGGTGGCATAACAACGGTGATATGTTCACAAAGATGTTTGAAGCAGTTAAAGAATATGACATTAGGGTAAATGTTAGGGTTCTGAAGTGGGAATATAATGGGAACTATATGCGGAATATGCCAGTAACAGCAATTAGAAAGGCCGGTAAGGGTTCTGTTACAGATTCAGATTACAAGATGGCTTCTATCGTTTGGAGATGGAATCATCCCGATAATCCTAAAGCCCAAGTAAATACAAGGGGCTATCCTACTGATAAATTATGGAATGATTTGATTATGTTTTATTGTAGAATTCAAGAGTTCAGAGAACAGTGCGAAACCGAAGACGAAAGAAATGCACATCTACTGAAGAATGCTGAAAGGCACAAGATGTTACGGAACATCTCATTAGATATGATTGAAGAAGATAAGGCAAGAATAGAAAGGTCAATCTTTGATTCTAACTGTGAGTACTACGGGATAGAAAATTTCTATGACTTTGATTCTAGTGGACTAGATAATTGGTCCCAAGCGTTCCTAAGAGATATGAAGAAGAAACTTGTGTATGGCTACTATGACCCAACAGGGAATCAACTAAAGAAACTAGGAGAGATTTTGCAAGGTAATACTCCCGCCACACCTAAACAAATTAGATATTTGTCGAGGCTCGGCTACGAAGGAGAAGTAGAAGGTTTGGGTAAAATGGAAGCAAGCAAATTAATTACAGAATTGATTGCGACAGGAGCCAAGCCCGACTACTGAAACACAGGGCTTTAATAGGTAATGTGAACTAAAAAAAATAGAAGAGGTGAAATGTATGATAAGTTTAACAATTTTGAATGAAACAGGACATACTTCGCTATCCCTTGAGGCTAGTGAAGTTATAGAACAGATTAATACCCATCCTACAGATTGGGTATTCATTGATGGAGAAATGGTAACAAGAGAAAACCTTTCTTCAGTCAATTGGGACGATGTTGATTCAGTTGTTTTAACTCCGGCTATCGTCGGTGGTTGAGACAATTTCAACAGGAAATTATAAGGGGAGGGTAGAAAACTACCCTCTCCTGTTTTTCTTGGAGGTTTTTCGATGCGGTATTTTGATAATGCAGAAGAGTGTAAAATCGTGATAGAGTCTTTTATGAAAGATTTGAGTCCTCTAGATAGAACGAAATTAAATGTCGTTTTTCAGAACTTGGATGGGAAGTCCGATAAAGAAAAACAATGGACTATGGTAGCCATGTTTAGAAAATGCCTATGGAGTATTCCCGAAGCGGTTGAAAGGGGATTCGCTGATTGGTTAATGCAAGAATTACCAAACAGGAAAGCCGCACTACAATATCATGGGGAATTATGATGAAAGATAAAGACCCTGATTACACCCAAAGCAATTGGTCTTACAAAAAAAGAATTGCGACCAAATGCAGAATATGTGGTAAGCAGTTAATCTTACCCGAAGAAATGAAAAAAGAAGTACACGCACAGTGCGATAATAATTTAAATAGTAATACCTATATGATGTGATAGAATGATAGTAAGAATAAGTAATGGAAGTAATGAATCGTTTTCTACAGAAATAAATATACAGAGAATCGGAGACAATTTCGCAATAGATTTTGCTCGCTCCTACAATATTCGACCCGATTGGAATGCAAAGGGCGACCCTCTACTAAAAGGGATTTCTGATTTTTGGTCTAGTATTATAAGAGGTACAACTAAAAATTATGGGAAGTTTGAATGTGTTATCGAGATTGCTGACTATCCTGTTCATGTTAAGAAGGACAAGGCGTATTCAATTAATGGGTCAAAAATCGGACTAAAGACTATGTGTATGGTGTTAGCAAAACTAACATATGCTTCTTGTTTAGAAGTTAATAGAAACAATAGTAAAATGACATCAATATTTATTGATGCCATGTCTGAACCGGAACAGGTTTCCTATGTAATAGAAAATCGTGCGCCGTTCTTTTTCTATGAAGATTATACAAGGGTAGATGTTAGACTGAATGTTGAGCCTATTGGTCGTAAAAGATATGCGATAGAAATATCCGATTCTGTTTGGGGAGAGATAAGCCAAAAGGATTTAATCACATTTGTTAATTCTTATAGAGAAAATAAGAAGGCAGGTTCTTGGAGTAGATTAAGCCCTAAAGGTTTGTATGAAAAACTTATGGGAGAAGCCCCCTCCGAATCTGAATTAAAATTAATGAAAGCGTTTCTTTCGCAAAATAGGACTAAGGATATTGTAGAAAGGCGAGCAAAGGAATTAGTGCGAGAAACCTGCGAAAAACTACCGGATAGGTTCTTCTATCATAAGATAGAAGTAGAACCTGAAAACGATGAACGGTGCGCTACTATAGAAGTAGACGGGAAAAAGCACATGGTTTCCAAAGAAAATAACGAATGGTTATTTGTCAGAGGGAAACTATACGATTGGAAAATCAGAAAGAATTCTAATTCGCAAAGTAGGCAATCCGTCGGAACATATGTCTATAATAAAGTAGTCCTAAGAGAAAAAACCGGGCAGGTTAAAAACGAATTTGGTGAGTGGGAAGATACCTTTGAACAAGTGCATAAGTATCAGTGGGTAGGCCCGATTTGTGTGGACAATTTATCTTTTAGTGGGGCAACATCAGTCGGCGACCAAATGGTAGCAAGAGCATATGCCTTTTTGAATGATATGGTAACAGTGGAAATTGTTAATACTATCGGGGGCTATTTAAATCAAAAAGATATGTCGGAACATAGATTAAATTTCGAAGAGTTAATAGATAGTGATGTGAATAAATTATGTCTTGCGTAGAATGTGGAAATGATAAATTTAGTTTTGATGAAGTAATGGGAGAAAGAATCTGCGAAGAATGTGGCTTGGTAGAAATAACCGAATTGTTTGAACAGAGCGTTTCCCAATATAATCAATCGGGAGAATTAGTTAGAGAATCTACATTTAGAAATACTCTAGGAACCACTAATCGTAACAGATATGATGTCTCTGAAAGCAACATACAAACAGGATTGGTTTATTGTAATCTAGTACTATCTTCCATAGCACCAAACAACCCACTTAGGGATAGAGTAGAAGAATGTTACATATCTCTATTTAGAGGACATGTGTTTAGTAACAAATATAGTTATGAAAATAGGGCTACTGCTTTAGTCTATTATGTTTTGAAAGAAAACGGAATAGCGATTAAGATGAGCGAAGTTAGAAAGGAATTCGAATGTGATATGCGTAAGGTGAATAAACTTACTAGGATAATAGCGAAGCACTTTGGGAACTCTAGTGTTTATGCTAGAAATAATATAGTGTCTCTTTTGGATAAGACTTCTAGACAAGTAAGCGATACAGCAGAATTCATAACTCTCTGTCAGGAAATGCACATCATGGTTAATCCTATTTTAGAAGCAAACAACTTTACCAAAGGAAGAACTTATTGTGCCGCTATTTGTTTAATCGTGGCGAGCGCAAATTTAATGCAGATAAAACAAAGCGACTTAGCAAAGAATACAGGATATAGTATTTCCACAATCCGTATTCAAGCGAAGAAGATTTTACAGATGTTAGGCTACGATAGTCTAAAAGAAATTAGTGGAAAAATAATTGAAAATAAAAATAAGAAGGAATTACAATGAGAAAGGTATTAATTATAGGCGCAGGTGGTATTGGAAGTTTTCTAATTCCCCTACTAAAAAAGACGGGGCTGTATTCTATTACAGTAGCAGACCCCGACATCGTAGAGAATAAAAATCTACCCTACCAAAACTATGAAAAGGTAGATGTAGATAAAAACAAAGCACAGGTTATGTATGAGAGATATGAATTAGAAAGTATGGTTCCTCATAAGATTCTAACACTTGGACAAATGAAAGGATATAATTTGATTATATCTTGTGTAGATAATCTGAGCCTACGGAGAACATTATATCGTAGCAATCTAACTTGGTTAGATTTGAGAGCGCAAGGCCGCAATGCAGCGTTTATCTCTTCAGATTCTAGTCCTGAAATGTGGGACACAATGTTGGCTGGCCCTGACGGAAGTTTTTCCTGTCAAGGAAATTCTTGGGATGGAAGCAATAAAAATGTTCATTTTATGCAAGTGGCAATTGCTGGAATGGCGGCTGAATGGATTCAGCGTTGGTTCAACAAAGAAGATGTTGGGCTTTTTAAGGTGGTAAATGTATGACTAAAATAATGGGTGATGATTTAGGCCCCGATTATAAAGTCGGGATTGTGTCTGAATGGGAATTAAATGCTGAAATTACAGAGAAATTCCTATCAGAAATATGGAAGGCTTCTACAGAAATACTTCCAAAACTAGAAGTACAGGTTGTTATTGATAATAACGACAGACTACACATTAGTAGTGGTACTGCTGGATATGTTGATTTTCAAGTGGACCCTGTAGGAATGAAACTTCCTATTAAGTGTTGGATTCATACACATCCATTTGGTTCTGCTTATTTTAGTGGTACAGATATTAGTACGGTTTCTATTTGGGAGCCTATGATGAAATCTGCAATAGTATTAGGCGGAGAGGGCCACTATGGTAGTTGGAATAATAGAAGTCCACAACAGTTGGTAATTTATAGGAACCATGATTTTGAAAGAGTGCAAACTTGGGGCAACAAATCTGTAGGCTATTCTAATGAACCCGTAAATTATTACGAAATGGTTGATTATGAAAGGCTTAGAGAAATTCTGTTAGACTACGATTTTATTACTGAGACTAATCTCAATAAAGCGGAAGAATTACTCCGTATAGAAACAGAGGGAGAGGAATGAAACTTAGACATAGAAGAATGGAAAGGAAACTTATAGAAGGTACTGAAATAGGTCAAACAGTAACTTCGGCCTCAGCAATCGCTATTCTGAAGTCAATGATAGGCCCTATCCCCGATAAGCGTGGCTATCGCCATCAGACAATGGCATTCATCCCTACTATGCAGGGTATGGCCTACTTGCTTAGAATATCTCCTCACTTTAAAAAATGTGAAGTGGGAATGAGGAAGAAAAATGTTTGGAGGAGAATACTATGATGCAATGGATGATTAGAAGATTAATTGGTTTAATGGGAACTGTGTATGTTATCTTAGATAAGATGCTTAAGCACGAAGATGGCCCAATTCTAGGAATAGAAATTGATGAGGATTTCGGAAATATGTCTAGGCGAGAATTGTGTAGATATATCGAGGTCAAGTTGGGTTGGGATAATGATGCCTTTTGGAAGTTAGAATCTACTCAGAAGATTAGACTATGTTGCCAAGTAGCACGATTGAATAAGTTTAAGTTAGGTGATAAAAATGATTAAAACAGTAGGTAAGTGGATTGCCTTTATCCCATTAGTAGAAGAAAGTGCTAGTGGAATAAAAAGCGAGAGCCTAGACAAAGGGACCATTTTATTTGAGACTAAAGGAGTTACCAACGAACTAAAGGTTGGAGACAAAATACATTTTGATATTAACAAGGTCGCACACAAGAGTAGCGACTATTGGATTATTGATATAGATTATATTTACGGGGTGTTAGAATGATTATACATGGAAAAGAAGTAAAGGAAAAATTGCTACAGGGAATTAACTTAGTAGCAGATACAGTAAAACCTACTCTTGGCCCACAAGCAAAGACGGTTATCTTGCAAGGTAGCCCTCCTGTTATTATTAATGACGGAGTTACCATTACTAAGTATATTTCTCACCCCGACCCCTATGTTAGTTTAGGAGTTAAGATGGTTCAGAATCTTGCAATGCAAGCACAACAAAATGCAGGTGATGGCACTACCACCGCTTGTATTATTGCTCAGGCGTTGTGTAATGGTTTAGCAGAACTAGATATAACAGACTTGCACCATCTTAGATTAGAGATGGAGAGTATCAGAAATACCGTTCTAAATACTTTATCCGAGCAAGCAATAGAAGTTACAGAAGAAACTATAATTGATGTTGCTACGATTGCATCTAATAACGATGTTAAGATGGGTAAATTAATCGCAGAAGTATTATCTCATGTAGGTAAGGATGGAGTAATAACAGTAGAAGAAGGAAACCAATTAGAAACTTCTTATGAAGTTAAAGAAGGTCTAGAAGTAGATGAAGGATATTTCAGTCACCTTATGGCAAATGACCCATCGGGAGTTTGTGAGTTGCGAAATCCATTAGTGTTAGCAACAAATATGCACTTAACTAATTTCTCAGATTTGCTTCCGGCATTAGAATTGGCTTCTGCTAGAGGAAAACCTATTCTTATCTTCTGTAAAAACATACAGGGTCCGGCACTAAATAACACAATAATGAATATTGTAGATGGTAGGATTCAAGCATGTATCGTTACTGCTCCTAATTTTGGAGATGCACAACTAGACGAATTGGGAGACATAGTTTCTCTACTCGGAGGGAATGTATTCAGTGATGAGAATAATTCAGACCTAAGCAAAGTTACCCTAGAAGATTTGGGTACTTGTGAAAAGGCAATAATTACTTCTAGCAATACTACTTTGGTCGGAGGAGAAGGAGATGTATCAGATAAGATTTCATCTTTGAAAAGCCGCTACGAAGAAATAGAAACCAACTATGATAGAATGCGAATCAAGAAAAGACTTAGCAGACTACAAGGCGGAGTAGCAGTAATTACTGTAGGCGCAGGTTCAAGTATGGAAATGCGTGAAACTAAAGAAAGATTAGACGATGCTCTAAATGCAACAAAGGCCGCTTTACAGGAAGGAATTGTTTTGGGTGCTGGAAGGGCTTTATGGGATGCTTCTAAAGAATTAGATATAGATGGAAATGTAGAATTGAATAGAATTGTTATTGATTCTCTAAAGACTCCTCAACTAATTCTTAGCGGAGATGTACCGTTGGTTCGTTTAAAAAACAATCAAGGATGGAATGCAGTAAAGGGAGAATATGTAGACTTATTAGAAGACGGAATCATCGACCCTGTTAAAGTTACTAAGAGTAGTTTTTCTGTAGCCATGTCTATTGCAATGTTATTCCTTACAACCGAAGTGGCAGTATTGTTACCGGAGGAATAATAATGTTTGACGATAAGACAATAGTAAGAATGACTATTGTTTATGAAGATGGTTCTATGACTATCCTTAAAAAAGAAAAGGATGGGTCGATGTCTGTTGATAGGAGAGAAAAGTCATGACCAAGAAAAGAGCCGTTACCGTAACTTTACCTGCCCCACATGCGGCAGAAGTACAGTGTCCCATTTGCGAAGGAAACAAATGCAAGGTTTGTAAAATGTCCGGCTCCTTAAAAATAAAGGTGGCCCCCAAGATACCTATTCAAAGAGCGCACATAATCAAATATGTTAGGGATAATATACACGAAGTCGCAGGGGAATTAACTAGGATGTATGGACTAATTCCGGAAATAGCAACTAGAGAAATAATAGAAGTGGAAAACGGCCAATACGAAATAGTACAAATTTCTAGTTTGGGAGGAGCCTGTTGGGTTGCTAATAGATTAGATTCTTTAGAATCTCCAAGATATTTTATCTCGCCTACAGATTTACAAAAATTCAAAGGGGGACTAATGATTGAGTGATTTAACATTAAGAGGAAGAGTGGCTAGAAACGCTACAGATGAAATACAGATATATTCGGGAGAATATTGGAAAAAGAAAGTCGTGGATATTAGATGGTACTCTAATGATAAACCTACCAAGAAAGGCATTAGAATGAACCTAGAAGAAGCGACTAGAATACATACTATTCTAACAAGAATACTTTCGGAGGAGAACAACAATGTGGAAATGGATTAAGATATACAAAGACGAAAAGGAATTTGCTAAGTGGGCTAAAACAATTGAAAAGAAATTAAAGGGAGAAGTCTCGGACTTATTCAAAGAGGCTTGGCCCTCGCTTCTTAATGCCAATGAAGCAGTGAAAGGTTCCTTTGTTTATTATTGGGAATTGAGAACCAACATGACACAATTTCATAACATGGCACAACCGATGACAATAGGCTACTTGGCCTATTTAGCAGATGGAGCGCAAAGCGTTGAGCGAGAAGATATTGTCAATCTAATTAATAATATGATTAGAAACATACCTAGAATAAATCTAGAGATAAGCAATTCTCTAGTGGCTAAAATGGGAACTGATAAGGTAGAAGTCCCCGAAGAAGGTGGGAAAGATGAAGAGGAATGAATGGATTCGCATTGGTAGAAAATTAACCAAATTAGCGAATAATAAAAACAATAGTGTTTTATATCCTTTTGATGATAAAGAAAAAGAACTGATAAAGGAAATGATAATAATAATAAATGGAGTGATAAAATATGACGATGAAAATGATGTCGAGGCTATTAGAGAGTTTAGAGGACAAGAAGCCAACTCAACAAATCTCTTTAGTTTCCAAAGAAATAATGAAATTTAAGCCTAGCGATAGGAGAATAGTATTTCAGATTCTATCCCTAGAATATCCTACTAATAACATTGGTCTATCTAAGGCTAAGAAGTGGATTGCCAAGGCGGTAGATATGTTCGAAGATGAAATCGAATGGTCTTATAGTATGAGTAATGATATGGGATATGTCGCCAAAGAAATAGATTTGAGAAAGCAGAATGATTCTGACATTCCATTAAATAGGATTCTAAATGTATTGAGTTTAGATTGCGGAGGAATAACCTCAGATGAATATGCTTTATTCTCTACTTTATTTTCGGACATGTCTGCTATGGAAAGAAAATGGTTCACCCGCTATTGGCTTAGAGTTCCTAGAAATGGGATAAATGTTGGAACCGTGCAAAAGATGTTGGCCAAGACTTACGACAGGAAAATTTCAGAAGTAAAGTCCCACCATAATTTTAATGACATTCCTACTTTAGTAAATTACTACGAGATGAAGGAAAACCCTTCTTGTGTTTTGCAACATGGTAAGTTTCTGAAACCGATGCTGGCGAAGGAAGTGCCGATGGATAAGTGGCCAAAGGAGAAAATTGTCGATTATAAATATGATGGAAATAGATACCAAGTCCATAGAAAAGGCGAAAGTGTTATTGTTTTCAATAGAAAAGGCAAAATTGTAACGCCACAATTCTCAGACATAGTAGACCTTGTAAGAAATTACAGTGTTGATTGTATTTTAGATGGCGAAATCTATCCGATTAAGGACGATGGAAGCCCTGCCGAACATAAAAGGATGGGAACGAGGGTTCACTCAAAAGACCACGCTAAAGCGATTAAAGAATGTCCTGTAAGATGGGTTGCTTTTGATGCTTTAATGGTAGATGGAGAAACCCTAACAGATTTACCGTATCATGAACGGCTAGAAAAGATGTCAATGATTCCCGACCAAGCACATAGAATGGAAAGGGATGGAGATGTTTTGGCATTTTATAATGTAGCAATTAACGATGGCTTCGAAGGAATTATTGTTAAAGATGCGAACCATAAATATGAGTCTGCAAAGCGTTCCGTTTCTTGGGCTAAATACAAACCACCTAGAATTGATTTAGATGTAGTGATTACTTCTGCTAGATATGGCGAAGGTGCTAGGTCAGGATTCTTTGCTTCTTTTGATATTGCGGTAAAAAGTGACAGTGGCTTTATGAATATAGGTTCTGTAGGAACAGGACTTTCACAAAGGGAGATGATTCAACTAACTACTAAACTTAGAACATTAGTAGAAAGTTACAAAGGTCAAACATACCATTTTGTTCCAAAGGTAGTATTGCAAGTTACTGCCGATTTAATTTCTAGAGATAGTAAAGGAAATATTGGTCTAAGATTTCCTAGGGTAGTAAGAATAAGAGAAGATAAATATATTGTAGATATTAATACCGTTGCAGATGTAATTCAGACTATGACGGGATTTTGATACGATGATAGAACCAGAATTATTGAAGTGGGTAGGGGAATTTGGAAAGGTGACTACTATCAGTTTTATGATTTATGGTCCACCTCTCTCAGAAGAAGATAGTGGGTTATTAGCAAAAGGAATTAATTTACATTTAATTGCTGAACATGAAATGCCCCTACATATGATATTTCTAAAAGAAGTAGACGAAGAAGAAGCAAGAGCATTGGGGACTTTCCAAGGAACAAATTTTTCTATAGTATTGCCCGAAGATAGGAAAGACATATGTGATTATGTTAAGGGAGTGTGTGAAAACTTCCTAAGATTTGTCAGATTAAAAAATGAGTTCTTGGGAACTAGAGTGGTGGAGAATAATGTTTAATGATGGAATGTTGATTGGCATATTTGTGGGATTAGCAAATTGTGATATTAGAATAGAATCTAATCACAGGGCTAACTTAGGCTATACTATTAAACCTAGGATTCAGATTAGGGGAGAGTTACCTTTCCTCAAACAATTAAAACACGCCTTGGAGATGAGACACACCAACCCCCATTTAAAAGAAATAGAAGGCGCAAATAGAAATAAGCCAATAATTACTATTTCTAGAATACATGATTTGAGCATAGTCTGTAAGATGGTCCCCGACTATTTAGAAGATGCAAGAAACCAATGGAAAGATTTCAAGAGAGTAATAGAACTAATTGAAAATAAAAAACATCTGTCCCTAGAAGGACTAGATGAAATATTAAAAATAAAGGAATTGATTTAATGGGTTTAACCAGTATAAATAAAGATAGAACTATAGTAATTACCGGAAAGAATGGAACGGGCAAATCTACTATGGCCAAGGAGATGTTTGAAGATGCTATTATCTACTACGCTAATGATATGGAAATACCTGATATTAAATCGGTCCCAAAAGAAAGAGGAATAATAATAGAAGATATACATTACAAGCCAAAGAAAGATGAGATACTAAATGTACTTAGAAACTATGGCGGCAAAGTAGTGATGACTTCTTTAAACCAAAAGAGCGTACCTTCTGCTATTAAGAACATGGTAAAATTCAAAAGAGCGGGTACTAAACAATATCTAAGAGATGAGATTAAAGGCTTGGCTCCTAGATGCGAAGAACCATTATCGTTTGAGAAAGATACATTCTCATTAGTAATGGATTACATGAAAGAAAGCGACAGAGATTTAGTTGCTAAGTTGTTAAAAATTAACAAGCCATCAGATACACAAATAATGTCTTGGCTTGTAGAAAACATTCATCCGAATAGATTAATATTTGCAGATGGTGTTGTTAAAAGGAAATGGTCGCAGAAATATTTCTATGAGATATTAGCGTATGCCTATCAAGGTAGAAATTTTAGTAGGCCAGCATATCCTAAAAGAAAGGCATATTCCAAAATACCTTCTCTATGTAGAAGGCTAAAACTAAGAAGCGGGGATGAAAGACTTCTTCGCCAATTATGTAAAGATGAAAACTTTAGCCGTTGGGCTAAAACTAAACTAAACAATGGTGAGTGTAGATTACTCGGTCTTGGTGAAAAGAAGATAAGAAAATCTAAACCTAAAATAAAAATAAGTAAGTTAAGTGATTATTATGATGAAGGAATGCGTGGTTTGTAAAACTTGTAGAAAGTGCAAGGAAACAAAACCCATCTCTGAGTTTCACAATAATAAAGCGACCAAAGACGGTAAAACTTCAAGATGCAAAATTTGTAGAACAGAAGCGGCTAAGAAGTGGAACGCTGAGAATTGGGACAGACATAGAAAGAACACTAGTCGTTGGGTCAAAAATAATCGTGACAAGGTTCTGATTCATTCAAGAAGGATAGAAAAGAAAAGAGTTGATTATCACAAGACCAAACATAATAATTATTTTACCACCAAACAAAAGGAAAATCCCGAACTGTATTTTTTGAAGTGCCAAGCAGATAACTGTTGTAATTTCTATTACAGTAAAGGCGGTGGCTCACAGGCTAAGTATTGCGGTAAAGTCTGCCGGAATAAAACGAATTATGAGAAATACTATTCAACAATAGAAGGTAAGTTATGTACCTCTATGAGAGTAGGAATCAAAAAAGGACTCGTACACAAAAAAGAAGGTAGGACTTTTGAAATCTTAGAATATACATTGCTCGACTTAATCGAGCATTTAGAATCATTGTTTGATAAACCTAAATGGAATGGTTATCAATGGGTTGATGATATTGTAGATTTGTCATGGGATAATAGAAGCGAATGGCACATAGACCACATAAGACCCGTTGCATCATTTAACTTTGATTCAACAGAACACCCCGACTTCAAGAAGTGTTGGGCGTTAAATAATTTACAACCGCTATGGGCGGCAGATAATATTCGCAAAGGCGACAAATGGGATGGAATAATAAATAGGTGATAATATGAGTATAATAGAAAGAATAAAAGAAATTGAAGAAAATTTACAACGATATAAAACGCTCTTTGAACAACTACAGGATATGGAAATGATATATGATAATTTAGATTGGGGCGATGTCTACAAACCCCACCATATAGATATGGAATTATCTGATGCTATTAGTGAAGTTGAAAATAAAATAAATGAGATTGAAAGTAAATTGGAGATGATATAATGTTATGGACAGAAAAATATAGGCCCGCTTTACTAAGCGGAATAAAAGGACAGGAACACTTCGTAATGGATGCGGAGAATTGGGTAGAATTACAGAACATGCCAAATGTTTTGTTTTACGGTACTTCCGGTACAGGTAAAACTGCGGCAGGTTTAGCCCTAGCAAAAACATTACTCGGAGAAAACGCACTAGATAATTTCTTTGAGATTAATGCTTCTGATGATAGAAGACTAGAAACGGTTAGAACTAGAATTAAAGAGATTGCCCAAAGCGGCAAACTTGGTAATGTTCCCTTCAGAATAATTCTATTAGATGAAATGGATGGAATGACAAACGATGCACAAAACGCATTGAAAAGAATCATGGAAAGATATTCTGAAAATGTTCGTTTTATTATTACATGTAATGATAGGACTAAGATTATCTTTGCACTACAAAGTAGATGTGCAAATTATCATTTCAAACCATTATCACCTTCAATTGTATGTTCGATTCTTATGGACATACTGAAAGAAGAATCAGTCACCAACATACCTTCCGAGTCTGAAATGCAGGGCTTTATAGGTGTATATGGTGGTGATTTAAGGAGGGCAATCACCGAGTTGCAAGCCGCAATATCATCGGACAAGCCCCTCAAAATGCAAGTTCAAGAAGGACTACAAGAATATGAAAATATAATTAATGATTTGATAAATAAAAATGCTAACATTCTTACAACACTACACGACTTACTTTACGACGGAAAAACCGTGAAGGACATTTGTGTATCTTTACATGATGTTATCATTAATGCTACTTTAGATAATAATACAAAATACAAATTTCTGAGAGTGATAGGAGAAAGCGAATACCGGTCCACTACCATGACACCTAGAGTTTTAGTCTCTTGGATGGTAGGACAATTAATATGAAAAAGGAGGAATCTGATATGGATGAAAAATTAAAGAACGAAATAGAGCAAGGAGCAAGTCTTCTCGGACTTAGTGCGGAGGACGCACTAGGAAAGTACGAAGATATTTGCAGAGAGAATGGGGTAGAAACAAATAACCCCATTGGACTTGGACTTTGGCGAAGTCATGTTGCACAAAGCCGAAGGCAGAAGTCTAAACCTAGTGGTGGCGGAAGTAACCAATTGTCTAAGAAGGCATTTGGTTTCTTTATCTCACTTGAGTCTCCTAGAGACACAATGGTTTGGAACAGAAACAAGGCCAAAGAAGAATACGCTAGGAATGCTGATGCGGCATTAGAAGCAGGGCTAATTGCTACTGCTGAAGAAACAGACGGTGGATGGAAAATCCTTAGAGTTTTCAAGGGCGATTACCAAGAAAGAATGGTAAAAACCCTACCTGATGGTGCAGAGGAAATTGGTGGTAATACTATCATTCCACTTGACGCAACCGAAAGTTATCCTAACGGTGGTAAAAACCGAAACTTTGGAAAGCCACTACCAGCACAAGAATTCCGCCGAACCGGAGTTTTCTATGGTATGGTCGGGGACAGTACAGAGATGAAACCGTATTTCTTTTCTTACAAGAAAGATGGTTGTTTAGACTTTGCACCAAATTGTTTTGAATACCTACACATGGTGGTAATTAAGAATGAAAATTCGGATGACATTTATGGATATACCGAAGTTACAAAATCTAGTTTAGTTATGAATACAAATCTAGACCCTGAAAACTCTGACTATAGAGATATGTCCAACTACAATTATGTGGAAACTTTGACTAGTGAATTCTCTAACAAGATTACAGAATTAGTGGACATTGATAGACAACATGGAAATTTAGCCATGCTACCTGTAAAGGAGAGATATGTAATTACCGACGGTACAGTTTGTAATATGAACATGACTCCATTTGGAAATGGAAACCGTGTTCTAAACATTACAGATTTAAATGCAGAATTCGATTATGAAGGTGGAAATAATATGACAACATGTTGGGTTCCTGAACATATCGAAATTGATTTTGGTATCGGTAGTAACATTATTGTTATTGGTAGGACTTCTCAAAGACAAGGAGATGACGGACCCGAACCTGTTACAATTAATGTATCGGGTATTCTAACTGTAGAAAGAGTCGGCTCTCCTGTAGAGATTGAGCAGACTGAAGAAACCAACGACGATTGGTTTAGTTGATTCCAAAGGGGTCGTTCCCTTCAACTGCTAGTGTAAATATATTCTAGTGGGAAAAAAAAGATATTCAAATGGGTGCGAAGCCCATATTTTCAATGAGGAATTATAATGAGTGAATTAATAGATGAAAGATATGTAATGAAGGCTGGCAGTTATGTGGCAGACTTGTCCCTTGTGGAATTTATTACATGGAGACAGAACGACGACGGGATTTTACTAAAGTTGCATATAGGGCAAAAGGAAATACGATTCCTTAGTACTAAGGAAATGGCAACTGAAGTTATGGGAATTTGGACAAAATTCCGTGGTCAAGAAATAGACTTTAGAGAATATGAAATAGGTGGTAAATATGAGTTTAACTAAAATGAAGAAGGAAGTTATGGAAGAAGCAAAGGTAACTGCTGATGCTAAGAAGAAAACTATCTTTGGTAAGAAGCAAGAAGAGTTTAATTCTTCCTTTGCAGATTATATGAAAAAGAAAAGAGAAGCCAAGAGTTCTAGAATGGTTCTAGGCATTTGGGGAGAACCTAAATGCGGAAAGACTGGAATTGCTTTGGATTTCCCCGATAGAAACATTTGTGTTTTAGATTGGGATAAAGGCGTAGATTCTACATGGAGAGAATGGCACAATTCTTCTGAGAAGATTGATGTCTATTGCCCTATTGTCATGAACAAAGACAATGTTGTAGATATTGATAAGAGCGATGATAACTCTCACGCCTTTGTTAAATATGTTAGGCAGAAAATAGAAGATGGAGATAATCCTATCTTTGTATTCGATGGAGTAGATACTTGGTTTCAATCTTGTTTGTTGAAAGTAAATCCAAATCCTAGAGTAGTCACTAAGGTAATGCCATACCAATACGGCGCAAGAAATAATATCTTCTACCATCTTTTGGAAACTATTTACCAACTGAACTGTGATGTGATTTACATTACTCACGAAACGGAGAAGTATCTAGATAACTCTCCTGTGGGTATGATGCCTAACTGGAAAGATTGGGGAGGAAAACTAGAACAGGAAATCTACTGTACTAGAAAGAAGATAAAGGGACAAACTCACTTTGTTGCAGAACTAGTAGGTAGCCGAACTAATGGAAACTTAGTAGGGAAGTCTTGGACTGTTAGAGAAGGTAGTCCTCCTAACATTAAGTGGAACGGAGTACCGGAATTAAAAGAGGGTAAAATATGAAATTTAATATTGATAGTAAAGTAATATGTAATGCACTAGATGATATTCAGGGTAAAGGAAAGTACGGAGTTTCTAACAGTAGTTTAGATGATTGCGTCTACCTAACTCTAGAAGGAAATAATCTAGAATTATGGAATGCGGATTCTACACTTTCGCTAACAATTGATTTAGAAGTAAGCGGAGAGGAAGATGGGGACTTTGTAATGAATGCAAAGATACTAACTACTTTCTTGAAAAAGTTTAGTGGAAATGCTACTTTCGTAGGAGAAGATACTCTTACAGTTACTTGCAATAGTCAAGTAGTAGTCCTACCTAGAATCATTGCGCATTCTAATATAAATGCGATTACTAGAATCAAGGGAATGTTGGAACATGTTTTTTATGAAGAAGAACCTCAAACATTATTTATGTTTGGCCCTTCTAGATTCGAGTCAGCATTCACTATTCATTCTGAAGATTTTAAGAAAACTATAGGCCTATGCGAATTAATTAAGAGCGGGGTTTATCGTTTAGATTCTAATGAAGAAGTAAAGATTAGTAGCCAAACATCTGCTTCTAATAAGTACATGGAAACTATGACCACTACAAATAAGATAGGCGAAGAGGCTACAGTAGAATGGTCAGGACCACTACACAAATTCTTTGACGGGAAAATAAACTTCTATATCAAAGATGAATTCCCCCTACTTTTAGTAGGAACAGATAGAAAGTTAATCCGTGCGCCGCATGTGAGTTGAGGACAATGATAATATCCACATTTTGTGACAATAAAAATATCTATGTAAGTTGGAGAGAAAACGGAGAAAAGAAGGAAGAGATAAAACCTTTCAGGCCGTATTTTTTTATAGACGATGAGGATAGAGAGTTTAGATTTTATAACCCTAGCAAATATACTAAGCGAGAGTTTGAATATGAAACCGGGGAATGGTATTCTCTAGAAGGAAGAAAACTAAAGAAGGTATATGTAGAAAACTCTACGGACATTAGAAATGCGAAGGAGAGGTTTTCAAAAACTTGGGAAGCAGATGTAAGATACCATCACAGATATGCTATTGATAATTTAACCGAGATACCTGAATATAAAATGCGTAAATGGTATTGGGATATGGAATGGCAACAAGGCGGAGAACATCATGACAAGATTACTACTATTGTAATGTATGATAATTACGATAAAGAATACTATCAATGGGTTTGGTTTCCCGATGCCCCCTCTCATTTACATTGGAAACAATCAGATAAGATAGCGGTATTTAATAATGAAAAAGATATGATTGAATCTTTTATGACAACTATGCAGGAGAAAAACCCCGACATGTTAATCGCTTGGTTTGGTTTAAAGTTCGATTTACCAAAACTGATTGATAGATGTTGTGCATTAGGAGTTAGCCCACTAAAGTTATCTCCTTATGCTTCTGTTTCAAATGTATTTCCAACTAAAGATGGATATAGATTTACAAAGGCAGAAGAAGGGTTTTCCCCTATCTCTCAACCTATTGGTGGGAGGATTTGCCTAAACTTAGATTTAGCATTCGAAAGGCAATGGAATGATTCACAAAGAGGAACCCTACCATCGCTTAGTCTAAACTATGTTTCTGAATATGTCTTAGGTAGAAATAAATTAGAATCAGAAAAGTTTCCTGACCCTAATGAATTCTATCGCAGGGCATGGTTAGAAGATACAGAAACTTATCTTAAATATGCTTTGATAGATGTAGAATTGATGGTGGAAATAGATGACTCTAATTATTGTAGTGAGGCAATGTTAGCCCTACAAAGATTACTAGTTGCTCCTTTCGACGCTTGCTTTTATGCAAGTCATATGGGCGGAGTTTATTTTATGCGTAATGCTACTTGGAAGGCTCCTACGGGATTCCGGCCTAAGAATAAAATATGTCCGGATTGCAATACAGTAAATGATAAGAAGGCCAAAGTTTGCAAAAGTTGTAAAGTGAGTTTATCTTATCAAGGGGCTATGGTATATGACCCATTGAGCGAAAGCACAAACGGTCTTCACAAAGGAGTGGCGGCATTCGACTTTGCTGGCCTATATCCTTCGATGATATTGGCTAGGAACATTTCATTTGAAACAATCAGCGATACCCCCACTGAATTAGGAGCGAATCTTGCTACGCCGAAGGACTTCAGCATATGCGATAAGAAGGACATGGTTTATTTTAAAACTGATAAATTAGGATTGTTGCCAACTGCTGTTTTGGAATTGAAAGAATTGCGTAATGAATATAAAGCAAGGATGAAAGAAGCCAAAAAGCAGGGGAATGATTCTGAATATGTTAAGTGGTACAATAACCAAATGGCGGTCAAAAGACTATCTGCATCTTTCTACGGGATTCTTGCTTTTGCTGGATTCGGTTGGTCGAATGTAACTTTGGCAGAAAGCATTACTGCGAGCGCAAGAGAAGCAATTAGAAGTGCGGCATTTAAAGCAAAGGAGATGAAAGTATGAAGTGTAGACTATGTTTAAGAAAAGTAGGCGCACTACACCCAATTCAGAATGCTTGCTCTGAATGTGTTAGAAGAATAAACTATGTAAATAAAAAAAGGAGTAATAAATATGGAAGGTAAATGTAAATTATGTAAGAAAGAAATACTTGGCCACGGCAATATGTTAAGCAAAGGCGGAAAGTGCTGCGACGATTGCAATTTATATATTGTTTTACCCGCTAGACTGAAGGGGGTTCACTATTGAATACCTTTTTAAGAAATAGAATAAGAATCGAAGTACACAACATGCCGCAGCCATTTACTTCTCATATGTTGAGAGTACACATGATAGAAATTTATGGCACTAAGTTTGCTGGAAATACTAGAAGTATAGGCTACATCCTTACTAGAATGGACAATATAGAAAGAGCGAGTAAGACGGAATGGAGGGTTAAAGATGGAGTTTAATTTAGAAACATATTACAAGTTGCTGGAATGGTCTAGTAGCAAAGAAGGCATTCTAGTTGCATTGATAGTGCTTTACTTCGCTTGGTTTTTTATACCCGCAGTAAGAGTATCTTTCTTTGATTCTGAAGGAGAAAAGACCGACCCACTTACTAAAGTTATAGTTTTCTTAGTGGTTTTTCTTGTGTTGCCCCCACTACTAATATTAGGAATAATACTCAATTTCCTAGGCTTACTAAGTGAAGAGGAAGGTGTCGAAGTATGAAAACTAAATACATTACAGTTAGAGTAGATTATGATTCAGAAGAAACTTGGGAAGTTTCTCTAGAAGAAATTAGCGAGATAATTTCTATGATGACCAACCTAAAACGCAAGGCTGAGATAGTAGGAATAGAATCGGAGTTGAAAACATGATGATGGATAAAACCAATGAACTCCTAGAAGAATTGCTGGCTATGATAGCAAAAAGTAACAAGATATTAATGATGGTAAATATCGTGAACATAGCAACCATCATAACAATAGTAACGGTGATATTATGAGTAAAGAATTAGAAGAAGAGATTATTAATCTAAAGGACAGAATCAAAGGCCTAGAAAGAGACTTGGACTATCAGGTAGAACAGAACCACAACAATACAGAGATGTGGAATGCCATTAGAGAAATCCAAGATGAATTAGTTAAGAAAGGACTATGGTTTATTCATCAGTTGTGATACTATGAAAGAAAATAAAGTCTATTGGAATAAAAATAAAATATGTACTAGAATAATTAGAGCCTTCTCTGAAAGTGAAAATAAGGCTATGACTACAAGAGAAATCTTTTATTTAATGTTAGACCAAAAAAACCATCGAGGTGCAAACTGCCGTAGCAATTTCACCGTACAAAAGGTGGCGCAGATTCTTAACAAATATCCTTTCTTTGAAAAGTCAGGTACTAAGTATGCTAGAAGTATGCTTAATAACACTATGCAGGTATGTGTTTGGAGACTAACGGCATTAGGAGAGGAAGAATAATGGGCCGAGGAAACATAAGAAGATTAGATTGGTCTGCTATAGATGCTTCTTTAGATGAAGTGTTGTCAGAATTATCTGTAGATGAAATATGGGTAGAAGATTTGTTGTGTCGGGTTATAGATAGGTATGTTAAGTTAAGTAAGCACAATGTTTTCTATCACAATACTTATCCTAAAAAAAGATTCTTAAGTGCCTTAAGCAGTAAAAGGCTTCTAGATAGAGGATGGACCTGTAAGCGTAGGTCTAAATTTTCCTTTCTTAAAATAAACGGAGAGAAGAGGCGAATTTCAAATAGAAAGATGAAGGCATTTAGGAGTAGTGAAGAAGAATGACGCAGCAAAAAATTCTATTGGATTGGTTAAGCCAATACATAGATGATGTTACTACTATTCGAGTAGATAAGGATGTAATACATTTATTTGTTAATGGGAAAAGAATAGGGATAATCACACATCAGAAAATAGGTGTTTAGAAATGAAAGTAGTATATGGACATACAGATTCAATCTATGTTGAGATAGATTCAATCGAAACGGCTAAAAAAGCCGTTATAGAAATCAACGACCATGTTAGGAAATCCTTTCCTAATGTTTTGGGGCTAAGTGAGCATCCGGTAGTGCTAGAATTTGAAAAATACTATTCTAGACTAGGAGTGGGGGCAACTAAGAACAGAAACGCAGGTCTAATCTCTTGGAAAGACGGATATGTGTTAGAAGAACAGGAATTTACTATGACTGGCTTTACTGCAAAGAGAATTTCCGAAACTCCTCTAGCAAAAGGCGTCCAAATGAAAGTTTTAGAGATGTGGCTTAACGATTGTACCTTCAAGGAGATTAATTCTTGGCTAAATGCAAAATACACTTCAATAATAAATAGCGAATTTGATAAAGTGGATATAATTAAGCGAAGTAGGCTAAAAGTCGAGAGACTTTCTGTAAAATGCCCGTCTTGCAACAAGAAATACAAAGTAGAAGAATGTTATTCTATAGATTGGTGTGAAAAGTGCGGAGAGGAGAAGAAAAACTTCACAACTTTACAAAACAAGAAGCCTATCTTCGGAGAAGGCATAAGTGGAATACTCTACGGTAAGGAAAAGTTAGATATGGACTATGATGACTCATATCTGTTTATGAAAATCAAGGCAACAGATACATTTACTCATCCATTGACTAACGAATTGAAGGCTGCGGAATATTTTTCCGCTACGACTTATGAAGATTTTAAGGAAGCGCAACCGGACTTGCTCTATTATGGTAATACTGTAATTAAAAAGGCGGAGCCTATCTACAAGGCTATGGGTTGGAATACAGATTCAATCCGAACAGGTAGAATGCAAACAAGTTTTGATGATTGGTGGTAATAATGACTTATGAAGAAGAGATAAAAAATATGGATGAATATACTTATCAGTGGAATGCTGATAATTACGATAATGAAGACGAACCAATTCTAAAGATTACAAAGTCTTCTATGATGTCACATCTTTGGTGTCCCAAGAAATATGAATTTGGGTATATACAAAGACTACCGCAAGACCAAAGCGAAGCGATGAGAAAGGGTACGGTGATGCACAATGCTAGAGAAGATTTCTTTAACGATTTCGATATTGCTAAGGCCGAAAATATGTCACATGATGAATTGGTAGATTATTGTACTAGCCTGTTTCCTATAGATGACTATTTCGACGAGTATCTTACGATAGCCTCATTTGAAGCAAACAGGTTTTCAGAATCTAAAAATGAAGATAAGTTGGGAGAATTTCTTCCAGCATGTAACGAAGGTAAATTTGATTGTGAGATTGTAATTAGTGCGGAAACTGACCCAAACTATCCTCTTAGGAGAGATTACAAAGTCCATCTACAGGGTATTATTGATAGGGTATTCCGAGAAGGAAATGGCTACATCCCTATGGAATTTAAAACCGGGAAATGGACAGACGGGAAAGTTTCTAGCATGAGAAAGGAAATGGCTTTCTATAAACTAATGATAGATAATGCAAGTGATGAAGTTCTAAGGCAAGCGGGACTAGAACCAAATGTTGATGTTACTCATTGGGCTTGGTACTATCCTATTTCTAACTACATGTATGTAGAGGAAGTGAAAAAGATGTCAATGGGTGCTATGAAGAAAAGTATTGCTAGATTGATTCATGCGTATGAAAGAAAGAATTTCCCTGCAAAGTTTTTCTACAAGACTTGCGCTCACTGTAGTTACTTTGGGATTTGTGAATCTGCACAAGAAGATACATGGGTGTGATTAGATGATTGATTTATTAATAGAAGCAAAAGTAATTTCTAGGGATTGGACATTTAATCAAATATCTGATTTAAAGAATACTATAGAAGAACTTTCTACAGAATTATATTCTGAAATGAAACTGCAAGAAAGATTTGAATTAATTAGAGAATGTCCTGTTAATGATTTATATGTGGGGCAGACCTTTGAAGATGCTTTTAGGGAAGTTGTAATGATAACTCTAAGAGGAGAAGTCGCAGGTAAAATAAAAAATATGCTAGGAAAAGCAACAATAAGTTTTGGTGATAAAAATGAAGTTTCCGAGAGAAGTGTGGGCGGGAAGCCACATAAAGAACGCTCCTCAAATGAAAAGAAAGATAGTAAGAACAAAGAGTGAATATACTGCATTTGTAAAAGCGCAGAATAATCGCACTAATGTTTATACTACGGTCTATGACTTTGAGCATTTTAGTGAGATGGCTAAGATTGATTCTAGTGTAATTCTAGATAAGATTTTCTTAGACTTCGATGCTCATGGAGAAGACTTAGATAATGCCTTTGAGGATTTGAAAATGGTAATGGAATATGTAATTACAAATGACATTGAACATTCATGTTTCTTTTCGGGAAGAGGATTCCATTTATTTTTACATGGTGAAGTTACAGATAATATCCGTGACATCCAAGCCTATTTTAGAATAATTAAAAGGTATCTAAAGAATAATACCAACTACGAAATTACATTGGATGACAGGGTGGGACAATCTACTAGATTACGAAGAGTACCTAATACTGTAAATATGTCAAGTAGAAATGAAGCAGGTATTCCTTACTATTGTATTCCTATCTTCTATGAAGATTTGGCAAGGGGACTTTCACACATTCTTAAATTGGCAGAAAGACCTAGGCTCATACCTAAGAGGATTACAGGAAAGGAAAAAATATCATGGCCAAAATCTAAGCCCTTAGAAGCAGTAAAGGGAGAAGTAGTGGCTACCGTTTTCAAGGGGAGGCTACCTATTCTTCCCTGCTTACATAGTGCAATTATGGTAGAGAATCCTAGCCATATGGCTAGAGCATATCTTGTATCTTGGTATAGGGATTTACTATCCGGTTGTAGTAAAGGGTTAAGTAATTCTGAAAAGCAAGATATATTAGATAAAGTCGTAGAGGAAATTAAATGGATAGCCGAAACCCATGATGAGGTTTGGCTTGATTGGGACGAAGGAGAAACTAGGAAACATGCTCGCTTTACAGTGTTTGGAGAATATACTGCTCCGCATTGTAAAACAAAATTGATTCCCGAAGGGTATTGCATTGGAAAATGTTGGAGATACCCCGAAGAGGTGAAAAAATGAATATAGATAAATTAACACACGCAAGTATATGCTTAGATAATGCACTAGAAGAAGTGTTCAAAGGAAATACTGAAAAGGCACAGGAATACATTCGTAAAGCAAAGGAAAGTTTGGAGTGGTTTGAATGAAATTAGAAGGAGAATATATTGAAAGACATATCAAGAATTTGAAGTGGCTTGAAGTAGATTTAATGGTTGCAATCGAAATACGGGAACTAGACATCACACCGACTGTAATAGTAGAGGAACTAAAAGAAGCATACAACCATGTTCAGAAGGCTTTAGAAATATTAGATGGAAGTGATTTATAATGCAAATGACATTAGACGATTTTGGATTGACAATGGAAGGGCAAACTAAGTTGAGTGATTTTGATGTTAGTGATAGACAGTAGAGAAAGGAAAGGTTCTCTTCTAGTAGACTTAGTAGAAAATAAGGCTAAGTCTCTAAATATAACAACTGAAAAGAAGTGGCTTGAGATTGGAGACTATGTTTTTGATGATGTCTGCTTTGAAGCAAAGTCCGTTGTAGATTTTATTGGTTCGGTTATGAGTAAAAGAATTTGGACTCAAATAGATAATATGGATAGATATTACAAGACCAATATTGTTATTATTTACGGTAGTTTATCCGAAGGCATTAATAACATAATGGAAAATAGTCAGTCTAAGTTGCCCCCTTCCGCTAGGGCCATAATGCTAAATAATAAGTTTTTAGGAGCCATAGGGAGAATCACATTAGACACAGACTGTAAGGCATTTTGGGTTCCTACCGAAAAAGAAGCCGCACTAATAATCACAGCAATATGCAAAATGAAACCGATAGAAAGAGATGTAATAAGACCTGAAGTATTCAAAAGAATAACAACAGATGATTTAAGATTAGATTTACTAACAAGCATAAAAGGCGTATCAATAAAAAAGGCAAAAGGACTCATTAAAGAGTTTGGCTCTATTATGGAAATAGGGGAGCAAAGGCCTCACGAATTGACAATAATAGACGGCATTGGAACAGTCGTCGCCGAGAGGATAATTAAGGTTCTAAACAATGAAGGGAAAGTGAAAATATGAATTATGATGATGAGATAGAAATACCCGAAGAATACTACGGGGTTGCACTAGAAGAAAAAATGCCTAGGGTGGTAGAAGATTGGAAGAAAACAGTACTAACGGTTTCTCATAAAAATGATATTCCGGCTATGGCTTCCTTCTTTTCTTTACTTGGGCAGATTACTAAAGATTTTATTAGAATACCTAGAGGAAAGAATACTGAAGATAGCAGAATACATTTTTGTTGGATGCAGACTTCAGGTACAGGAAAAAGCACTCTTTGGAATTTTATGGGTCCGGTTAGCAAATCCCTACACAAGAAAATCAATGACTTCGAAGGAACAGGAAGTAGTAATTCTTCAGAAGTCTACATTCCTAGAAAATATGACAACTTCGATGTTGTAGAATATACAGATGCGGCTTTGATTGGTTTCTATGAAAAACTAAAAGAGTTGGATGAGAATGACGAACCCGTATTTGAGAGAAGGTCCGGCTCCTTAGAAGGAAACGGTTTGGCCCATTGGGACGAATTTGAGTATTCCGGAGTTTTCAAACAAAGCCAACACAAAGAAAACATCATCGTCTATCTAAATACATTGATGAATACTTTAGAAGGAGAATCTTGGATAATTACTAAGAAATTAAAGGAAGGACATTTGATGGAATGTATGTGCCAGCGTTCAGTTTGGGCCACTACTTATATTCCTAAACATCTTAAATCTGTAATAGCAGAAAAGGGTGTATTACAAAGAATGTTAGTTTATGTTAGAGAAGTACCTGAAGAAGAACAACATGATATGAGAATGTTACAATTGAGACAATCAGGTAAAAGAGAAGTAACCGAAGTAGATACAGAAAGATTTGCAAAGGCACTATTCACTCTTTACAAAGATGTAAAGGCGAGATTCTTAGAAGTCGGGGAAGACCCGTTTAGTACCATTACTTATAGTGAAGGATTCGCAGACGCATTGATAAACGAATATATGAAGATGAGAGACTACATTAAATCTTCTAGACCGGAGATTAGAGAGATTGCTCAGAACTTTATGACTAGAATTAATGTTCAGTTGTTGAAATTATCTGTTCTATGTTGTATAGCCGAAAGAAAATTTGTAGTTACTCCTACCCATGTTCGTCAGGCATATATTTTAACCCAACAATGTTATAGCACATTGGTAGAGTGGCTAGAACGAAGCCTGAAGATACAGAAGTCGGCTCTCGTCCAAAATAAATCTGTAGTGTTCGTACAAGAATATAATGGAATGGTAAAGGATGGAGAAGTAAAAGACGATGGTTATGTTAGCAAACCTAAACTGTTTGAGAGAGTACAAAAGAAAGGAATTTCGAGAGCGCAATGTTATAGGGACTGGAAAATTATTGAAAGCAAATTCGAGAATGATACAGTGAACAGGTCAGTATTTGTCAGGTTAAAAAAAGGAGATGATGGAAAATGATATGGGAAAACCACTTCCTAGTATTTGATGTGTCGAAAGGACCGAAGGTAATTATCGAAGCACTGAATACTTATGGAGAAGAAGGATGGGAATGTTCTGCTATGATTGCGGTTGCAAATACAAACATAGTAGTATTTCTAAAGCGTAGAACCGATGTCGAGGAAGAACCAAAGGACGAAAAGGCAGAACAACTTGCCAAACTTTGGACTTCCCCTAAAGGAGACAAGTGATAGTATGTCAGTATTAGCCATTGATTTAGAAACTAAGAACATGTCCTATGAAATAGGGGGGTTTGGAAATACCCACATGTTTAAAGTTTCTACCGTGGCTACATGGGACGGTACTTCAGGAACAGTATATGTAGACGAACCGGTAGATTCTTTTGCGAAAGCGGGTGCAGAAACAAAGCCACTTTCCCAATTGAAGTATGACTTAGATGACCACTTGCAAAAAGGCGGGTTGTTGCTAGGACATAATATCGCCGTTTTTGACCTACCTATACTTAGAGATTCTATGGATATATATTGCATTAATAAATATCTAAAGGAAGAAAAATACATTGATACTAGCAAACTACTAGTTAAGGAACACGGCGAAAGATTCCAATTAAAGAATCTAGTAAAGTGTTCTCTAGATGATGCTAAATTAATGGAGAGCGCAGACGCTCCCAAACTTTGGAAACAGGGAAACCATACCGAAGTAGTGGAGTATTGTTTGAAGGACACGCAATTAGTTTATGACCTATGGAAATATGGTCAAGATAACGGATTTGTAAAGGCCTTCTCGACTGAAAAAGAAAAACACTTGGAATTAGGAGTTGATTGGTAATGGACACACTAGAATGGTTCGGCCTTCTTATTTTCTTGGTTATCGTGACCTTGTTGTTCTTCGCAGCATTTGGTGGTTCTAAACTATCAGATTCTAGCGTAGAAGAATATCTATCACGATTAATGAAGGAAGATGAGAAGCGTGGGCCTTAGAAAGAAATGCAAATATTGTGGTTCGCTTACAATAGCGAAGCGCATGAAAGGTTTCTATTTAGGTTCGGACAAACAAAAGAAACTTTGGGAATGTAGGGAATGCAAAGGCATTTGGTCTGAAGAATCAGACTAAAATTAGACGGGTCGGAGACTCACTTTAATCGGTGGGTTTCCGGCTCGATTTTTTTTATAGCGATTTTTCCAGATATATGCGATTTTTGTATTAGATATTTTCTACCAAAATATTCTAAAGTGGGTATTTTATACTTAAGAAAAACCCTACTTTTTGCTCACTAACAATTTATGCAAGTCTAATAACAAGCCATGTTGTAGCATCATATCCTATTACTGTATATGTGGCTCCAGCAACTAAGTTGAGTGGGCCACTGCTATTAAGTGGTGCTAGATTTTCGTCTAACATAGAATTACCGCCCGACCCAATTTCTAGGTCTACTGCATCTCCCCCTCCAGCATTTGCGGTACAAATTATGGTCATTTGATGCCCTATTGTAAAAGCGGAAGCGGCGGGTAGCATTATATTAAGCGGCCCGCCACTAGGGGGAGGCCCCGGTGCAAAGGCAGTAGTGCTACAAATAATAATATTATTATTAGTTGTCATTTGGTAGGGGCCACCCGCACCTGTAGCACTGTTTATAATAGATACTGGTTGCCTAATTCCTCTGCTAGTTATCACACCGTCTACTTCAAGTTCAGTATCGGGAGTTGTAGTACCAATACCAACTTTACCACCGGAGTTAATTCTCATTCTTTCAAAAGTTGCACCACTTGTGGCTGAACCATGTTCTGCATCGCTAGAAGCCGTAGAGAATACAAGGTCTGTTTCATTATTATCTGTGTCGAAAGTATCACTAGCCAGTGCAGTAATTGATGCACCGGGTAAGATTGCATCCGTACCGCTTGCTTCTAATGGTGCTTTGAAATCAATCTTACCTAATACATCATTTGCTACAACTGTTGTTTCCTTTGTTGATAAAGTTAATACTGCACCTGTAGTAGTTAAACCATCTTGTATTTCTAATTTAGAAGAAGGAGTACCAGTACCAATACCTACTCTGTCAGTACCAGCATTAGCATATATTAAGTTAGTATCTGAATCACCCTCAACGATGAAATCTATATCTTGACCGCCTTGATTGAATGTAGTGTGAGTTGCGTTAAACTCGGCCCTGCTATACATTGTTCCAGCCTTTTTAGTCCTAATATTAAACTTACCGCTTTCAGTACCGTTAGTTATTACTTGCTTTTCAACATATATATCAGCATAATCTGATTCCGCCCCACTATCGGTTTTACCTCTCCATTTGACATGACCTATATCTTCATTAGTTCCCGTAGGCGTTCTATTTTTGTAAAAGGTAATATCGGGTGCGCCTGTCCCTGATGTTTCTGATGATTCTATCAAAAGAGCGTCAGCCGCATGGTCTGTTTTGATATGTACCAATTGGTCTGCTCCATCTATTGTTAATACATCTTTAGTCGCACCGCCATCATTTACTCTAAATATAATATCTTTGTCTTGAGTTATATTTTCAATTATAGCATTATCAGAAGAAGTAGACATTTTTAAATCAGTACCTACTTCTAAAGTACCAAATGCTTGAGTTCTCCCTCCACCCGTAACTGCAAATTTATTATTTCCGGTATCGTCTTTAACTACTACTGCGGTAGCATCAGTATCAGTACCTAATTGTAAAATTATTTGGTCATCAGTATCTTGGTTATCTATTGTAAAATCGCCAACTGTGTTAGTAATAGTAGTTCCTGCTGCCGCACCGACAATACTAGCAGTTGGTGTATAAACATTAGAATTAGCATAAGCAATACTCAAACTATTAGATTCTTTATTTGTAGTAAAGTATTGAATTAATCTAGAACCGGCAGAAGTCGCACTAGAGTATTCTATCATTGCAACGATGGTATCTCCTAGTTTGAATTCCGGAACTCTTTCGTTAGCAGTTGGTGGCCTCAAGTATAGAACATTTACAGTTTCCCCACCTTCCCTTCCATCAGCCACCACTAGCAAATGATAGCCTTTGGCATAAGTAGTTGTCAAAGCACTATCTGCAAATGTCTTAGTTGCGACTTCTTGATATTCACCATTGCGTAATATCTTCCCTGCGGCTACCACTAGGTTTCCTCCGGTTTGATTTATGTCAAAGTCTGCTCCTGTTTTTACTACTACATTCCCTGCCGCCATTTGATTCAGTGCCTTGATTAGTCCTGAATGTGGAAAGTCTACTGTATCTACAGGCTGAGTTAAACTTGTACCTGTAGCATTTTGTGTTATGTAGTGTGGGTTTGTTGTATTAACCATTTTAGTTCACCTCTATTGTTAAGAATAGTTCTAAAGTTTCGGATGCGGTAAATGGGCCAATTCCGTCAAAATTAACCCTCGCAATCATCTCGCTACTTGTTTTGAATATGCCCAATTCTCTTATTACTTTGCCTGTAATGTTGCTTCCTGCACAAGTAACCTTGACTTCTAGCACATTTAAATCAGAACTCTCTTTTGCTATTGTTACGGTTGCGCCGCTAGGCACATCTAATGCTGTTGCTCTAGGACTAGTAGAGTTACCACCATAGCCTATTTGTGCGCTAATGGCTAATGTGTCTTTTATGTGACTAAGTACTTCTGCTCTCATTTCGTCTGTAATCAATATTCTTCCTCCACTAAATTTGTAATGGTATCAACTGCGCCGCCAGTAAATCCCATTGGAGTGCCGCTAGTATTTAGGGCTGACCCAAACCCTAGGCTTGCCCCACTACCACCAACAATCTTCCTAACTAAAAGTTTGCTAACATTAACATTAATAGAATCTAAGAGGTCGTAAGATACTGACCTTTCATCAAATTCTTTTGCTCTAATATCTGCATATATTTTTTTATTAGTGGCAAGTAATTCTGCAAACCTATCTTCTAACTGCTTACTGTATTTTCCTAATTCTAGCCTTAACATTCCTAGGTAATCATGTTCTATCTGTAGCACGATATAATCATCTAATTCTATTCCTTCTTTAAGTAATTCTACTTGGACAACATCTCCGGCTCTAATCTGACTAATGTTAGTATGGCCCACTGTTATATTTAATCTAACATTGTCAGACGAATGTAGCCTTAACAATTCCCCTGCCCTTTGATTCACTGCCTCTTGCGAAGTTAAATCGCTTTCATAAACTTCTAAAGTCTTTCGACCTAGTTTCTTAACGCTTCTCAAATTCTTCCTGCTGCCTTTATGTGCCTTTCCATAAACTATGACTTCATTATAAAAATCAAATACGGACTTTACTTTCTTATATTCAAAAATCTGATGGTCCCCATCGTCGCTAAGTAAGACCTTCGGGAAATTAGAAGTAGAAAGATTGTTGGCTAGTTTAAAAATAGATTCTTTAGGATTATATATTGTGGTGACAGCAGGTTCCTCAATTAGTCTTCTATTCTTTTTATTTAAAACTAAATTAATGGCAGAAAACAAATCTATTCCTTTGTAGTTGGGTGCTAAGAAATACGGGAAATCACTGTCCTCACTAGTGAATTCTATGTCGTTTGTTTCCAATAAGTCGTTAATTAAATCATCAGCCTCATAACATACGGTAGCCACACTACCAATCATTCCCCTCTTAGCATCTAAAGATAAGTCCCCATTTACTGTTAGGGTTATTGTTTCGCTAATAGAAGCAACGCCCAAAGTTTCTTCCATCTTATCAAAAGTTAGGAAATGTCCTATATCATCTCCATTATCTGTGTAAGTCATAGATGTTTTGTAGGCATTATCACCATCGGAAACCGCTACAATAAAATCACTATTAGGAGTAAGTAGACTTTCCATTTTATTCGCTACTCTCTGCACAATAAAATTGGAATCAGATTGAGCATCTGTATCTATTGCAACATACATTGAAAGAGCCGCCTCCTTTCCTCCTGTATTATGGAATCTAGTAAAAGACCTACCTCCGCTTGTATCTCTAACCATATAAGAATTAATTTCCGAAGGGACATAACACCCATTTTCTCCACTGATTTTAGTATATGCAGAAGATAGAGTATTCAATCTAATTTTCTTAGGAGAGTATTTGTAGAAACAGACATGGTTAGGCTGCATAACCCTATAAAAGTCTGTAACTATTTCTGTATCTAATGTTAAAATATGTCTCTCAGCACTATTAGTAGTATCTATCTCATGAGATATTACATAGGCAATGATATTAGGAGTTTGTTCGTTTAGAGAAGGAGTATTCGCAAATAAGTCAGAATAAGTCTGAACAACGAACTCATCGTCGTAATATTTTCCTTTTTCTGAAACTAGATAGCACCCAGTTAAATCGTTCATTAATCTTAGGCTCTTTCTATTTATATTAGCAAAGTCCGATGAGTTGCCAGTAACATCTTCATCGAAATAAGTTATACTAGTTACATCAGTATCTAACTCGATGACATAATGATATATGTCCCTATTACCCGCCGCTTTATTTCCGTAAGGTGAGCCTGTTTCTAAATATAATCTAGGCTTGAATCCCATCATAACTCCATCTGCATCCTTAGCATATGTTCTATTTGCATGTGAACCTATACCATCTTCATGTTCAGCAAAATCATTTAATAGCCCCATTCCAACTAAACAAAAGTCACTGCCAACATTTTGTGAACTCCTGAAAGAAATTGATTCAACAGGCCCACCTACAGTACCTTTAGAAACCAAACTTCCTCCCCCATCTTCAACATTAAACCTATCTAAAAATATAGGTAAGAAAGGATTGTATAAACATTCGTCGCCAGCAGCGTCGCTACTATCAGGTTCATCCAAAGAACCATGCCATGTATCAAATAATTGATATGGATGGTCAGTTATTTGCGAGGCCGCTTCAGAAGTATCTCCAAAAATACTAGTAGAATCTAAATCAATAGGAAGATAAGTGTTGAAGGATTTGTCGGCACTACCTAAAGCCGCAGTATCTAAGTGTACGCTATTTTCCCTGTACCAAGCAGAAGAAGTTCCATGACCATAATGAGCCGCACCGCTAGGATTACCAACATCGTTCATAACTATTGACTTCATCATATGTACTTCTTCTTTTATCTTTACAAATGTGTCTCCCTTTCCGTGTCCTCTAATAGTAGGAACAAAGTCCTGATTCGCAGTACCACCTGTGTTTCTCAGTTCATGTAAGAGGTATAAAGTACCTGCAAAGTAAGAAGTACCATTTGTTTTTCTAGCCTTATCCATTAAAATAATTTTCCAACTACTACCACTTCCATCAATAGCCGCTACTTCCCCAATATACCTACCATTAGAATCTGCTATAATAGTTCTAGGGGGTGCAAGTATAGTACCGGGATTAACAGAAGTATCTGTAGCAATATAAGAACCGAAAGTTAGAGTTTGATTAGCCGAAGAACCGCCATCTCCCTGTGCGCCCCCGGTAGTAGAGGCAGATAATTCAAATGAAGTTACACTAACTCCCGCACTACCTCCATTTAGACTAGCGATTACTGCGCCCGTTGGTATTCCCGGTCCACTTACAGGCATACCTACCCTAAGTTTTGCAGAACTGCAAAGAATGGTTGGGTCATTATCGTAGGTGCAACCTGTAACTGTGTAATCTTGGTAATCTGCTGTAGCAACTTCAGAACTAGAGAAGCATGTTGCTAAAGAATTAAATTGAAAAGTTGAATATTTAAACATAGGCAAAACCCTTTCTTTAGAAATTATATTTTCAGGGTCTATTTGATTAAATGCCCAATCTATAACCACCTCTGTTAATCTCATAAGAGAGAATCTTTTTAATTCTGAAATAGTCCTATCTGCGGATTCAATAGAAGCAGAAGAATAATTAGAATCATTTAGTGTCAAAGTATTAGTTTTGCCTATTGTTCCTTCTTTAATATCTGAAGATGAGGTTTCTATCGGGGCTTCTAATGCAAGGAAATTATAATTAGAAATATCTCTAGTCTGACTAAAAGTTAATATTTGACTAGATAAACTCCCTCCTGTGGTTGATACAGATAGTTCAAAGTGTGTAGCATCAGTAACACTTGCTACCGTAGAACCTTCAGGTATTCCCTCACCACTAACAGACATTCCTGCTATGATGTCAGAAGAAGAAGTATGAGTAATAGTTGGGTCATTATTGTATGACGCACCACCAACAGTAAAACTATGCATCAAACTATCATGACGCTTAGAAGAATAGGGATGTAGGTCCGATGTGGCAAACAAAAACATTCTAGATACTTTGTAATCTAATAAATCTAAATGGTCTTTAGCGGTAAATATATTTTCGTGAGTACCCGGTACATCTGCTACGACATTAGTTATAGTGGGGTCGTGGGTAAATAGAACTCTTTGAGCAGAGGCCCCATTATGATGTAAGTCACTATCAAAAAATCTAGAGCCATATACTGAAGTATTTCCTCTTGATTCAGGAAGTCGGTGAGTACTATAATCATCGGCTGCATTCTTGCCCGTCTTACCCACACCGACGATAGGATAATCTTCAGAGAAACTTTCTATGTAATTTCCTAATCCAAATCTATAGGAACTGGCATAATAAGGAACTTTACTCACGGTTTCTAAATAATACTCAGAAACATCCTTTATGTCAGTAGTGCTAGTAGTATTAATCCTGTTATAATTTCCTTTTTCTAGATTTATTATTCTAAAATAAGGAGAACCATATTTTTCAGAATAGTAGTATTCGTGGGCCTTATCCCCGTAATGAAATGGGTAATTCATAGATAGGGTTTTGTAGAGACTATCCGAATTAACATGAGGACTTAACAAAGATATTATTTTCCCCGTATGTAAATGGCCAGCATTTAATAATGCTAGTTCGTGAGTTAATTTTCCTGTTTCTAAGAAAGTACTCTCTGCTAATATCTGTATAGTATGAGTGCTAATAGTAGATGTTAATTTTCTATCCAAGTAGACATAAATTGTATCGTGGTCTGTATGGAGAGTCACTGTAATAATTTTACCTAAAAAAACACCGTTAGCATAAACCGGTTTATTATGTAATTTTCTAGGACTAGCAGTAGTGGAAAGTAGGGCATCGCTAGTAGTAGTTCCGCCCCCTGCATCTTTATCAATTGTAAAATAAGTGTTACCGGAAGTACCCGTAGTACAAGCCCCTAAATCTGTAAAGGTAGTATCTTGGGTATTTGCAAAATTGATGTCTACCCTTCCTAAAGTTAAGGGTATGTGTGGAGCAATTTCTACCAAACTCCTACCGTCAGATTTCTTAATGCTTAATATAGAGAAATCAATTAAAGTATTTACGGTGTCGAAGTCCTGATATGCAGAACCGTTGTTACTTAGCCTTGCTTGGAATGCCGAATCACTTTTTATTCTTACAGTGTCGCTAAGATAATGCCCCAACGCCCTACTATCACTACTAGAAGAAGTACCGATTAAGGTGGCAGATTCAGCACCGGCACTTGTAAGGCTTTGACCACTTTCGAAAAATATTCCTTTATTAGAAGCCGCAGTTAAATCAGTACTAGTATTTTGGAATGAATTAGTAGAAAGAGCCTTATTAAACATATAATGTTTAGAAGTTGCCTTTGCTCCTACTGCATCACTTGATGGACTACTAGTAGGGTCACTTTCTACTAAAGCATAGTTTTCTAAAGTAACTCTTGTGCTACTATTAACGGTAGCAATCTTTCCAACATAGGAAACATTAGCATGGTCGGTATGGTAGGCATAGAGATGAGTTCCAACATCAGCCGATTCGGAATATGCAGGAGAACCGCTATTATCAAAATGATGAGTAGAATCAAAATCAACAGTCTTACTATCAAAAGAACATGTCAAAAGGGGACTACCGGTAATTAAAGTCACATCATTAAATGGGCTATTACTAGAATAGATAATGTCTTGAGAGTGTATAGTATTTTTATTTACAGCAGGTGATAATAATTTACTATAATTATTTCTTCCACTTATCTGTATAATTCTTTGGCCATTTTCTAGATATGAGTCTATATTTTCAATAGAGCCATTGAATTTTTCTATTTCTATTTCATATTCCCCACTTAGCCACTCTAAAGCAGAATTAGACACCCCAATTCCATATGTTTTATCTATAAAATCAAGCGTCATTAGTTTCTTCTCTACATCTATCGCAGTAACCGTAGCCCTAAGAAAAGCAAAGTCACCAGAAATAAAATTAATGAATAAGTTTTCATACCTATCAGCAACTAGAGGAAAAGAAGTTAATAGCGTTTTGTCTGTTTTATTAAACGCCCTACGGTATAGTTTATCTCCTACAGAAATAGTTGGGTCAGTTGAATCAATAAATGTTCCCGCAACCTCATCAGTTTTATGATATTTAGCAGAAGACGCTAGTAAAGTAATCGGTTGGCTTGCCGGAGTAGTGGCTGTAGCCGCAACAAAAGTGCCAATTGACGCTATAATGAATAAAGTAGAACCTATTTTTATTTCGTCATTAGCATTTAGGAAATTATTCAAATCATGGGTAGTGGTAAAGGTATAAGTTGGGGACGATGCAGAAAGCACCTCCACTTCTAAATCAAACCATCCGTCTAATTGGGAGGTATGTACTTTATGTCTAACCCTATACCCTTCGTTTTCCACGATTTTTTTATCTTGGATTCTAAACATATCCGCAATCTTAGTTTCTGCATATCCTCCTCTTTGTCCGTAGGACTCATAGACAATATTATCAAACACTCCAAATGCTTGATTGGATTTATCAGGAGAATATTTGTAGTGTAAATATCTGCTCGGTCCCCTAAATTGTAAAGTGGTATGGTCATCGTCGTCATCTCTTCTAGCATTAGGAAACGCCTTATCGTAATCTGTAAAATCTAAAGCGTGAACAGTATGTGCTTCGTTAGAAGTGTTTGTTAGAGGAGCATCTAAAGTTTTTAGATTGTCCACTACAGTTGCCCTTAAATTATACCTACTGTAGTCTACAATATCTTGTGCATAGTCTGTAACGGTTAAGAAAGTAGTCTGTAGGCCGGTTGCTAGATTAACTTCCCCACTACTGTTAGTATTTTCACAAAAAGAATAGTATTTTGTTCCGTGATTTAATTGCCCATCTTTATCCATACTCTCATCAAAGAAGTAAAATAAAGGACGGGAAACTTGCAAGTCAAATTGTAAATCCATTTTAATTCCAGCAGATATAGCCAAAGGGTTAGTAGTCTTTGCAGGGCCTCTAAATATCATGAACTTAGTACCCTTTGTAATTTCTTCTCCCAATCTAGGCTCAAATTCGAAGGAGTCACCCGCAGTATCGCCACTAGTAACTTGAGTTATTCTAGCAAAGTGATGTAGGAGGTGGTTATCTGAATGCAATAAAACAAAATAATGGTAGGTGGAAAAGTCACTATCGCTATAATTAGAAGTAGCATCAATCAATCTCACCCCTTCACCTGTAGACGAATCGTAGCACTTTATTTTATATCCCTCTGTATTTACTAGATTCTGCCTCTCTGTATTAGCAGTAGTTGTCCCAACCTCATTAAATTTTATATAACTACTACTAGTTAGCGAATCATCGGAAAATATCCCTGTATAGAGTCTATGTGTAGGAGATAGGCCCTTTATCAAATTCATATGGGGGTTGGTAGGAACATCATGATTAACGCTAGTAAATTTTGCTGATAATCCTATAGCGGCATTAGTAGTATCTTCGCTAATTATTATTTGGGTGCTGCTATAAATGGATTCAATAAAAGTATTTGCTGGTATTTGGGTTAGGCCACTTACTTGCATTCCGGGAGTTAGAGTAGAAGTTCCTTCAGCAATCGTTAGGACAGAAGTACCACTACCACAAGTAACCGTTAGGGTAGTTCCGGGAACCGCTTTACCTCCACTAGATAAAACACTTAAAACATTGGTCATAAGTCCACCTCCTCAAATCTAAAGTAAAATAATGTATTATCAAAATTAGGTAGGAGATTAAAAAGTCCTTTAAATTCCTTCCTAGCGACATTCATCATAGACATTTCATGAATTTCTCCCATGAATTGTTGGTTTGTGGTTGCCGAACCTGCTCCTGTAGCCCCCGTACCGTTTGCTCCTATATAGCAATCGGTCCTATCAAAAGAAAAGGTAGAATCTGTAGAATGTGTATCGGTCTTAATATTCCTACCATTAAAGAAAATGCTTAGTTTTCTATTAGATGCGTTAAAGGTGCAAGCAATATGAAAAGTATTTTCGGTATAGAGTGCCATCTGTTCGGCTTTAATATACAAGGCTGTTCCATCTGTAATTGAAGTAGAATACGCACTGCTTAAAACAACCGCCTGACTTGAGGTTGTTCCTGCCAAAGTATTAATTGTCCCCAGAGAAATTATTTCTCCAGCAGGTGCAATAAAAACTTCCTGTTTGTTTCCAGCAAATAATTTATTAGCATGGCTAGTGGTAAAATTAGTTCCACTGTGTCCACTAATCGTAGCAACTTTTATGTATTTTTGTCTACCATCAGCATCTACTAATACTGACTTATGGCCCAACAGTTCTGAATAAGTATATTGTTGGCCTGAACTAACCGGTAAAATTATTTCATTAGTAGTGTAGGTTTCTGTACTACTTCCCAATTTCAATCTAACTCTAATCTTATATCTAGCAGGTTCATTTTCATTATGTAAAGTAGAATTAACTAAAGACATTTGGAAATTAGTATTATAGAATAGCATCATTTCGTGAGTTAGTCTAGCAGTTCTAGAAAGATATTTTTCGCTTTGGTAGTTCGCTTCATTTCCAGCAGTATAGACTGACTGAGAAAGAGCGGGCATTACCTTGGCTTTTGATTGCGCCCCTGATGGAGCCATGTAAGAAGAATAAGTTCCGTAGCCATTTATTTCATAGGGTGTAACTATGCTTTCAAAAGTAAAAGAATCTTCGTGCGCCCACAATCCATAGGCTACATCATTTGCAGTAGAAGAATCACCCTCTGTATCTGCTACATTGTCCCTGTAGTCTATTTTGACATGACCATTGCACATAATAGGAAAAACCAATGCCCTTTGTCTTCCTGTGAGTATTTCATACATCTAATCGCCTCAAGGAAATACTAGTGCTACTTCAAATTGCATATTAAATGAAACCTCTACAGTATCGGAAGTAAAATCGCAACCGAACTGTCGGATAAATCCTTTAACTCCTTCAGAAGTAGAAGAAGTAGGAAAGACACTAGGAATAGGAACTAAGTAATTATCTAATTCATTGGCTTCTCCCCTAGAATGGAAAGTCCAAGG